CTATTAAATTCTATAGAAAAAAATAATGGAAAACCTGTTATTTTATGCGGACACAGTGCAGGAGGGTGGTTAGGAAGAGCATTATTAAACAATGGTTTTTTGTATGACAGCAATGTAAAATCAAATTCTTGTATTCATGCCATCGTTACAATGGGAACTCCCAATATTCCACCACTAACAAAAGAGAAGGACAACACAAGAGGATGTTTAAAATATGTAGATGAACAGTTTCCGGGTTCTTTTTTAGAAAATGAAAATATTCGATATATGACATTAGGTTCAGATGTTAAGAAAATAAATATGAAAGAAAAAAATATATCATTAAAAGATAAAATAATAAAAAATTCTTATTTAACTGTTATTGGAAGTAGTGACGAGGATTATATTTTTGGTGATGGAGTAATACCAATTGAATCTACTTATTTGAAAAATGCAAAGTCTATAGATTTTCATGATGTATATCATTTTAAACGCAAAAATAAGAAATATTATTGGGAAGAAAGTGTAATAAATATATGGTTAAAAGAATTAGAACAATTAGTTTAATAGGGCCATTTATTACGTCGTCTATTTACATGGGCAGTACTATAAAGTATTGCAAAAAAAAATGAAATTACGATAATAATACCTATACCTAATTCAAGCATAGTTACATTAATTGTATAATATTATATTTACAAATATATTATAAATATATATATATTTATAATATGCAAGGACAAGAATCGAATAGTGAAGAAGATGAATCGGATAGTTTGGATGAAGATAATGATGGTAATATTCGTATTAGACCACCAAGTAGAATATCAAATAGAAGACATGCTGTTAGACCAGCACCTATTAGAAGAAATACATTAGCATATTGCAGTGAATGTTTTAATTCTATATACGAAGGAGATTTAAATTATAATTGTCATACATGTAAATGTATATATTGCAAAATTTGTTGGGATAACAATAGTCATTGTGTTAAATGTACATGGAAATTAAATAAAAATGATGGAAATATCACTACAAAAATAAATCAAAAATCTTGTTCAAATATTCTAAGAAAATTTATAGTTTGTATATGTTGCTTAGGAAAAAAAAACTAATATAATTAAGGTTTAAAACGCTAATTATAAATTTGTAATCATATTGCTAGTTAATTTAAAGACCGCCTGGGAATCCTACAAGATTGGCGCCAATACCGAAACCGGCACCACCACGAGCAGAAGAAGCCATAGTAGGAACAAATACATCAAGTACTGCGAATGTGGCAGCAGCAGTTAAAGCAATGATCATAACTTCTTCTAATTTAAGAGATTGTTTGGGAATGGCATATGCAGCAATGGCAACCATGAAACCCTCAATTAAGTATTTAAGAGCGCGCTTTACAAGTTCACTAAGGTCAAACATACCGTCCATAATATTGATATAATATAATGATCGAAAAAAAAAATTAATAATTTATAGATTAATTGCTAAAATTACTTAAACATAACAATAAATAAATATTATAAAATTGCTAAATGAGTAATTCCACAACTGAATTTGAAAGAAAAACGCTTCCAGATGGAACATCAAATCCTAAGTATGTAGATGTACTTGAGGAAGATGCAGCTATTGCTGGACAAAAGTTTTCTTGTATGTCATTTTTATCACCTGAAAAAATTTTAGATAAACGTGAAACATTTTTATTTGATCGTTTTGTTGAACAATGGGATTTTACTAAATCAATGAGTAAATTTGGTGATTTTATTAATTTCATTTCTTATAAATACAACTTAAATGTTGAAACACTTATGAATGATTACAATGATTTTTGCAAAGAAGAACAACAACGCCTAAAAGAAGGTGGAGTATCTGATGATTTCAAGAATTTTTTGGATAAAAACGAGGAACGCTTAAATGAGCAATTTTCACGCGAACATGCTTTCCAAACATCAGTTCGTGGTCTAAAAAATCGTGGCAACTTTGCAACACAAGACGAAGCTGAACTACATTGTAAAAAATTGCGCGATAAAGATCCTAATCATGATATTTTTGTTGCACCAGTTGGTATCTGGTTACCATGGGATCCTGATGCATATAAAACTGGTCGAGTAGAATTTATGGAAGAGGAATTGAACAAACTTCATCAGGAAAAGATAAAAAATGAAGCAAAGGCTAAGGATGAATTTGAAAAACGTGTGAATGATACCAAACGTAAAGCTATTGAAGAAAATATTATCAAGGCAGAAAAATCTGGAAATGTTTTAACTCAAACCATTAATGAAGATGGTAAATTAATCGGTGTTAAGGAAACAGTTGATTTTGAAAGTCGTGAAGTTGCTAATGAAGATGACAGGAAAAAACACGAAAAGGATTTAATGGAAAAAGCAAGTGCTGCGGCAAGTATTAAAGAAGAATTAGATGGAGAAGGCGAAGAAGAAGGAGAAAAAGAAGATTAAAGTATTCAATAGTATAAAATAAAATAATAATAATTAGCATATTGTTATTATTTACCATTTGCTTTGTGTTTTTTTAACAGTTACTTGCTGACCGCCGCGTTTTTTATTTCGGGTAGGATCAAATGCTTCTTCATCATCATCATCACCCATATTCTTAGATATATCCCAAAATTCTTTTGAACCTAATTTAAAATCGGGTCTATTTTCTGCTTTGTACCAAAATATTTGATCATATAATTTATTGGATTTGGCATTATTATTAATAACTAGACATTCATAATTCTCAGTGGTTTGATCCATTACAGAAGAGAATGATTCCAATGTTGGAAACATAGATGCATAATTTTCCCAAATACGTTTTCGATTTGTCATATATGGTTCGCGCAATATAAAAACATAATCAATATTGGTTCTTAAATTTGGTGGTATGCCTAAAGGATATTGCATGGTAATGATTAACATAATCTTCCAATGACGTCCATTCATGAACAATAATCGCATCATTTTATCTCGAGTCCAACTCTGGTCATAAAGACAATCATCTAATATAACAAATGTTCGTGGATCTATAGTGCTTTTACGATACATTTCAATGTCTTTATTCATTTGTTTTAGCACTGCTTTCTGTCGTCTTAATACATTTTCAATTAGTACTGTTCCATATTCTTCGTGTATAAACAATTTGGGTACATGTTTTGCATAAAATCCGTTACCTGCTTCTGTACCTGAAATAACAGTACCTATTGGAATATCTTGGTGATGGAATAATAAATCGCGAACTAAAAAAGATTTACCAGTATCTCTTCTTCCAATCATGACAATAACGGGACCTTTATTTTCGTTTGCATGAAAAGTAATCCATCTCATATCAAATTTTTTTAATTCCAATGTCATTTTACTATGTTATAGAAAAAAATGATATTTAATTTATATAAATTATACGGATATTCACGTTTATTTTCTACTAAAATTCTATTTATAAACGTTATATGTCTAAATTTAAAATTAATTATTTTAAACCAAAAGATATAAATTTGGAATTTTTAGCTAATCAATATAAAAAAAACCAAATTACAGATGATTCATATAATCCATATAACATCGAACATCTACAATTGTATAATCCATTATACAAATTATTTTTTGATATGAATGAAAATAATTATTTTCGTATTTCATTAAATCATGATTTTCACATGCAAGATTTAGAGACAATTTATGAAAAATATGAAAAAAAACCGTTTCAAAAAAAATCTTTTATTAAATTTTCACCATTGTTAGATCCATATAGATACATGATTGGCAAATATAATGTAAATGACCAACGTATTATAACTATGCCAAAATTAAATAGTAATGAAGACGAAGTTCATCATAAATTATTATCACAACATAATGCATCTTATATTGATGCATTTTTTTATTATTTAACAAGTATTGCTTTAAATCATCACAAAATATTGCATGGAATAGATTTTTACGGTTCTTATTTGGGTGTTCAATCTAAATTTCGTGTTTGTCTAACAGATGATGTAGAATATTTGCGAAATTCTGAATATTTTAATGATCATATTGGAAAATTATTTTACATTGAAGATGGTGGAAGTGATTTTACATTTAGTCCATTTTTATCTATTGCATCATCGCGAAAAAATAAAGAAAAATTAAATGTCTCAGAAAGTAACATTGAATTGGAATGTGATGAATTAACAGAAGAATTTGAAACTACAAGCATAGTATCAGATATTGAGACTATATATAGCAAACCACGTTCTAATTCTTCTAGTTCAAATTGTAGTTCTGCTTCATCAAATAGTGATCTAAATTATAGTTCAGATGAAGAAGATGTAAATAATGAGTTGTCAAGTGAAGAAGAGGAAGAAGAGGAAGAGGAAGAGGAGGAAGAGGAAGAGGAGGAAGAGGAGGAAGAGGAAGAGGAGGAAGAGGAAGAGGAGGAAGAGGAGGAAGAAAGTTCATATT